CCTACATGGGTCTTCAAAACAATGGTGCTCATGCCTGCCAGGAAGTTCTTCTCATCGAGGAGCTTCCCGATGGTCTTGAGCTTCTCGAAACCGTCCTGATCAGTGTCTGTATGGCAGAGCACATATACAATCACATCCGGATCCAGCTCCCGGACCGTATTGGCGATATCCCATGCATGACGGCCTATATCTGTGAATTTGTCATATCCTCTCTCTGTAGATCTCCTCATGAATTCGTTTGCCATGACATACTGGAAATCATCCACCACGATCACCTTGTATTTTCTGCTCATCTTCTTGATGGCTGCAGTGATCTCATCGCTGTCATCTGTGGATACGATGTCCCAGGATCCACCTCCCTTGAAGGGCAGGATCTTACCCTGCACATTGATCACACCCACCTGAGTCTTATCAAAGTTTCTCAGGCTGAAGCTCTTGCCTGTCCCCGGTTTACCGAGGATAAATACCAGCTGTCCCATTACTTACTTCTCCTTTCCGGGCCATGCACCCATGCTCTCCATTTGCCATCTCTGAAGGCCTTCTTAGGCTTCACCTTTGCCTCTTCCATCCTGAGCCTTGCCATATATCTGGCATATGATCTGTTAATGTTCATTTCTCCTGAGCTCCTTTCGTTTCCTGATACTCATCAGTGAAGATGTACATAATTCCACTGATGATATCTATGTACTTCTGCTTGTCTGATTCGGTGATCAGACCCAGCTTGATCAGCACTCCATACAGCACCCCGGCAGCATCGATAAACTCCGCATCTGTGATGGTTATCTCTTTCACTTCTTCACCTCCAGGAATCTGCTGCACCACAGGTCTGCAGTGTGTACGATCAGATACAGCTGAGTCTCATGACTCTGGAGGGAGTACCGTCCGACCGTTCCATACAGGCCATTGTGGTAGAGGATGGCAAACTGTTCCTCTTCTGTCAGATCGATGAACATGGATGCTATGGCTATAGACCGGATCTCATGATCCACAGGAAGCAGCTCTTTATTCTGCTCAAATGGTATTTTTCCAACTGATCCATCCTTAAGTCTCTTCACCGAGTAAAGAGGCTTCTCAAACTGCCCCATCTTTCCGAGATCATGCAGTCCTGCTGCAATGATCACTGATTCCTGGATCTTGTTGTACTCAGCGCCTCCCAGAAGGGCCACGCCTATCCGCTCAGCTGTCTCCATCACATTTCTTGTGTGATGCACAAGTCCAAACTTAGCTGCCAGATGAAACTGGCTGGAGCACGGTGCTTCGAAGAATCCGCACTCCTCCATGTAGCGGATCAGATCCTCCATCCCCGGTCTGTCTGTAGACATCAGGGCATCCACTACATATTTCTTATTGTCGAGTGTTTCCATTTATCTCTCCTTCCTCAGTGCGGTCTCCTCGCTGAGATCTCAACCTTGATATCAGCAAGGAGGACATTGATATCTAAAAGCTGCCTCACGATTGTTCTCAGAGTCTCCTTTATTTCTTGGATGTCCGAATTATTCTGTTCTCCGTCCATAATTTCTCCTTCCTTACTTCACTTAATCTCTATATCCATATCCAGGCTCCAGGTCTCATGCTTCAGGTCTTCCACGAAGTCCTTGAAGCGCTCCCACCCGGATGGATAAAGTACGAAGGCAAAGCCTCCTGCTCTCCGGATCGCTCTCACGTTGTGTAGCTGCAGCTCTGACGGAGACCCGGTATCAGACTTGACTTCGATCCCCACGAAGTGACCATTGATGCAGGCCAGTATGTCCGGGATCCCTACTCTGGTGTATTTATTGGCAAAAAACTTAACCTGCCAGCCTCCGGAATTCTCTATGTATTTCTTGATCCTGTTCTCGAAAAGTTTCTCTCTCATCTCTGTTCTGTCTCCTGTGTACCCATGTGAATCCGATCAGTGTGAGCGCCAAACCGATCGGCATGGTCTTCAGATCTATAGCTCCGGATGCCCCGGTCTCTACTGCAATGTCCATGGATCCGACCGCACCGACCATCAGAAGGATCCCGGTGAGCAGGATCGCATTACTGATCACGTTCAAAGAGTGCTTCAGTATAGTCTTTACGCTTTTTGAGTGTTCCATATATCCTCTCCTCTACTGATCCCTTGCAGATCAGCTTGTAATAGAAGCAGGTGCTTCTCTGTCCGATCCTGTGGATCCTCTTCATACTCTGCTGAAATAGCTCCGAGCTTAGTGGTGGCGTGAAATAGATGATCCTGCAGGCCTTCTGAAGGTTCAAACCCATGGCTCCTGCCTGATACTGCACGAATGTGATCGAGTCTGCTCGATCCTCATAATTCTTCAGAGCCTTAATGGATCCATTGACCAGGGAAAACCTTTTAACATCGAAATCATCACTCCTCAGGATCTCCTGCATGGCTTCCACCTCTGCAGTAAAGTTATAAAAAACGATCAGCCTATCATTAGTGGACTCCACCAGATCCTTGAAAGCATTCAGCTTCTCTTGGTTGTATGCTCCACACAGCATCCGCTCATACAGGAGCTTTGTGAGAGTGGTATCTCCTACCAGCTCACGGCCTTCCACGGTGATGATCCTGTCCTTCCTAAACTTCTGGTATGCCTTGTTTACCGGGACATCCACATTCTGGAATACTTGATCCGGAAGATCTATCACTTCATCTGTCTTCAGGAAGTGGCAGCCATGCTCTCTCATCTTCCGCTTGAGCCTGTCTACGTTCTTGTAACCATCCACGATCTTCAGAGGGAATCCGTTCACATCCTCAATATGACTGTCCACGTACATATTCCAGTACATCGGTCTGGTGATCTTCCATCCGAGCAGATGCATCTGACTCCAGAGAAGTTCATACTTACCACTGCATGGAGTACCGGACAAAAGGATCACATTCTTCGGAGTCATCCTCAGAATGAATCTGGATCTCTTTGAGTTCTCATTCTGGATCAGTGACGACTCATCGAGCATAAGAGTGAAGTCCTTCAGTTCCTTCAGCTCCGGTCTTCTCCAGATCAGGTCATAGTTGATCACTATGATGGAAGGAACCACCTTGTTACTGTTCCGGTAATTCATCCAGAATCCGTATTCATAGGCTCTCTTGTCTTCCTTCTTCTGACTTGTGGCATCGAATACAGTCCACTGTGAATAGTTCGCTCTGAAGTGATCTACCCAGTCCTGTACTTTGGACTTCTGGCAGATAACCAGGTTCACCTTTGCACCCAGTCTGATCAGCTTCTCCGCTCCGGTATAAGTCTTACCAAGCTAAAGGCCCATATCATGGAAGAATGCACAGCGGTTCAGGTCTTTCACTGCTTCCAGAGCATCCTTCTGGTGCTGATATAGGTTCACGTTCATCACCTCCTTCTAAAATCTTGTACAGGACCGGAAACTCATCAGATCGGATCACCTTCCCGGCAATAGAATCTGTAACTGTTCCGTCCTTCAGTACGTGCGTGATCATGCGCTCACTCCTTCCAGGAAATGATTCAGAGGCACCTGCAGCGCCTTGCAGATCTTGTAATACTCGATCACATCAACCTTCCGCTTATCGTTGCAGATGTCGGAGATAATGGAATCAGTCAAGCCTGACCTTTCTGCCACGAAACTCTGTTTGATTCCGTTCTCTCTGAGATAATCCTGGATTTTTTTGCCTATCTTGTATCTCTTTTCAACTTCACACATTTTTATTTCACCTCCCTTCATATCAATATCTTGTAGTCCTAAAATTTAGTGCCTCAAGTCAAGGACATATTAGTCCTAAAATTTAGGTCTGTCAATAAGTTTTTTTCGAATTAAGCCCAAGAGTTTAGTGCTTTTCACAACAAAGATGGTATAATTTGGTAAAAGAATTATGATGACAAAGGAGGACAGAGGCTGATGACGGAAGACGAAAGATTACGTGAAGCGATCAAAGACCGATTGATTGAGTGCCGAAAAGCAAAGAAATTATCACAAACAGAAGTCGGTCAGATTGTAGGTAAAAGTAAAAATGCAGTTGGATCCTGGGAGCAAGGTCTCTCCCTTCCGGATCTCGTCACACTGTACAGACTTGCAACCTATTACCAGAAGACTCTTGAGTATATGTATGGGGAAGAAAAAGGAGGTGATTAATTCATGAACATACTTGCAGCCTTGTATGTTCGTGTTTAGGCCAGCACCACTGAGCAGGCAGAGCACGGATACTCGATAGGCGAACAGACAGAGAGGCTCAAGTCCTACTGCAAGGCCATGGGATGGACCGTGTACAAGGTGTACACTGATCCCGGCTACAGCGGAGCCTCTCTGAATAGGCCTGCCCTCCAGAGCCTCATAAAAGCCTCTCAGAGCCATTCTTTTCAGAAGGTGGTAGTTTATAAGTTGGACAGGCTCAGCAGGTCACAGCGAGACACCCTGACCTTGCTGGAAGAGGTATTTAATGTCAATGGTGTGGACTTTGTTTCAATGAATGAAAACTTTGATACCTCCACTCCCTTCGGCAGGGCCACCATCGGGATCCTTGCTGTATTCGCCCAGCTGGAGAGGGAGCAGATCAAGGAGAGGATGGGCATGGGCAAGGATGCCAGAGCCAAATCCGGGAAATGGATGGGAGGACTTCACATCCCGATAGGGTATGATTATGAAGACGGTCACCTGATCGTGAATGAGTATGAGGCCATGCAGATCCGGAAGATCTTCAGCATGACCGCATCCGGATCCTCCGCTAAGACCATCATGAAGGAAATGGCAGGACATCAGCATAAATATGGCCCATGGAACATCCGGACCCTTCGGAGAGTGATGGAGTCCAAGACTTACCTTGGATACATCCATTATAAAGGTCAGTGGTATCCCGGAGGCCATGAGCCACTGATCACTCAGGAGACCTATGACGCAGCTCAGCGCTGCATCCGGAACCGGAGAGACCTGTATCACTCGGATGTGAGGACCGGAAGAGCCACATCCTACCTTGCAGGCCTGCTGATATGTAAACGCTGTGGAGCAAAGTATCACCGCATCAATGGCAAATATCACAGCTATTACTACTGCGCTTCCAGATCCAAGCGCACGGACTACCTTATCCGGGATCCGGACTGCAAAAATAAAAACTGGAGGATGGATATCCTGGATCAGATCATCTTCGATCAGATCAGGCAGCTGTCACTGGATCCGGATTATGTGCCTGCTGCAGAAGTAGTTGAGGACCCGAATCCTGCCATCATCTCCGAGATCTCCAAGGTCGAGAAACAGATCTCAAGGCTCCTCGATTTGTACGGACTTGATCACCTGCCCATGGAGCAGCTGCAGGAGAAGATCACCCTTCTCTCTGACCGGAAGGCAGATCTTGAGAGCCGGCTGCAGCATCCGGACATAAAAATGGAGAGATCCCAGGCTGTAGACATTGCATCAGGCCTTGAGGATCTCCTTGATCACGGATCCTTTGAGCAGATCCGTACAGTTCTATTCACGCTTATCGATAAGATCTATATTGACGGTGAAGATATAGAGATTCACTGGAAGTTTAACTGATTACAGTTAAGGGACATTGATTCCATTCAATGTCCCTTAATGATTATCATGCTATGTGCTTCTTATAACTTGCCTGCAGCAGTGTATCATCCATCTGAATGTACAAGGTAGTGGTATTGATATTACTGTGTCCGAGAAGAGCCTGTATCTCCTGAATAGGCATCCCTCTCTTGTACATGATTGTGGCGAAGGTCCTTCTGAATCTATGCGGATGTACACTCTCAACTCCTGCCCGATCAGCTACAGTATTGAGGATGTGTCTGATTCCATCTGTGCTTAATGGCTTATGGAATTTATTATACAGGAGGCTGCTTCCTGCCTCTTTGCGTCCGTTCAGGTAAGTCATCAGGTGCTTCATGGCAACTTCACTGATGTAAGTGATCCTCTCCTTTGATCCCTTGCCATGTTTAACATGAACAGAGAGTGTGTTCCTGTCTATGTCACATACTTCCATAGAGGCCAGTTCATCCACTCGGATCCCGGTACTGAGAAGGACTTCAAGGATCGCTCTTTCCTTACTTTTCTGGCAGGCAGATCTAAGGGCATCCAGCTCCACATCACTGAATATCTTCCTGACCTTCTTATCACATTTGATCGTTGAAATCTGCCTGAATGGATTCTTAGTAATAATGTCCTCATTGGTCAGCCATGAAAAGAATGCTGACAAGTTTGCCCTCTGATTCTCCACTGTCTGCTTGGATAAGCCTCTATCTGTCTCCAGTGCCAGATAATACCTGAGATCATATACATCTATCTCATCGTATCGCTTGTGAATCTTGTCATCGAGCTTCTTGCAGCTCCTGATATACTGCTTGGCTGTACTCTCGGCCTTGCCCTCTATCAGCAGGCAGGCCCGGAAGCGCTTCAGGATCCTCTCATTGAAATCATCGAGCGGAGCCAGCTCTGTGCAGCGCTCACTGATCTCATAATCTGAGAGCGCTTTGAGTGCCGTATTGGAAATGACAGAGATCTGAGCAGCGTCATATACGCTGCTCAGCATGGTCTCCAGCTTCTTGATGTATTCCATCCTCTGATCTTTCATCCGTTCGCCACCTCCTTATCTATAATGTCATATGCTCTACTCAGCCTTACCAGGACCTCACTGATGCTCTTGCTCTTCATCATCTGCTTCCGGTGCTTTCCCTGATTCCACCATACCAGGTACAGAGTAAAAGGCATTTCTTTTCCTTCTGTCTCGATACATTCAAACCAGTATCCCTTGCACTCTACATTGAGCACCTTATGAGTCTTCATTCCTCAGTCCTCCTCTGCAATCTCATCGATAAACTCTTTTGCCTCAACCAGAGTGCGAAAAATTACATCGTCTCCGCAATACTGTACAGTGATCATCCCATACATTTCCTCTATAAAATATCCTCTGTATTCTTCCATATCCTTCTCCTTCCTGGGAGCC